CGCAGCCGGGACGGCTTGATCCCGACCTTCGCCTTCGAGAAGTCGCTGAACTTGATTCCGGACATCGGGTTGGAGGCGATCAGGCCCAGCGTGAACGCCTGGCGGAAGGCCAGGGCCAGCAACTGGAACACGAGGCGCACATAGTCGATGGACAGCGCCTCTTGCAACGGCCACATCAACTGGCTGTCGAGATTGGCCTTACTGACGTCAGTCAGCGGCATGTCACCCAGACGCGGGATCAAGTGGCACTTGATGGCCGACGCGCCGGTCTTCTTGCGCTTGCTCGACAGATTGCGGTCCCGAGCCATGCGCTCGGCGTACCAGGCCAGCAGCTCGCCGACGGTGGCCCACTTCGACAGGCTGGAGCCCTCACCCGCTTCCAGGCGCAGGCGAATCGCCGGGAGCGCCGCCACCACCTGCTTGGCAGTCAAATCAGGGAAGTGCCCGATGCGGTTCCACCGCCCATTCACCACCAGGTACCATGACGCCCGGTCGCGGGCCTGGGTGAAGCGCAGGTAAAGCCCGCGGTTCTCAATGTCGCGCAGGTTGCGCACGGTGCCGGTGGTCTGCCGCTTAATCTCGGCATCGGTAATTTTCACGGCAGCGGTGCTCATGCGGCCACCACTGTAGGAGCGAGTCTAAGGTAAGCCCGGATCTGCTCCATCGCGTCGAAGTGACCCCGACACACCACCGCCAAATAGCCCTGCTCGTTCAGCTTGCGAATCCACTTGTGCTGACTGTCCGAGATGGCGGCGGCATTGGGCGGTGTCGCCTTGAACTCGATGTACAGACCGAAATAACCGCCGCGGGCCATGGTCAGCACCAGGTCGGGAACACCGGCGACCACACCCTGATCTTTCAAATCAGCCGCAACTTTCTTCAGCCGGTGCCCACCGTTCGGGACGTGATAGATCAGGTCAGCGACTTCGGGCATGCGAATGCGCAGCTCGGTTATCAGGGCGGCCTGCTCGATGCCTTCGCGGTCGACGCGCTTGGCTCGAATGGCCTTCGGCTTGAACAGTTTCGGGGCGGCGGCTTTCATCGGCGGTCACCCCGCGCCCGGCGCTGCCGGCGATCAATCAGGCCGCACACCTCACGGAGCACCCAGCAGGCGAGGATCATCAGGACGAGCAAAGTCATTGGGTCGATCATGCAGCCCCCTTCACGGTGAGTATTCCGGCCCGGATCAGGGCCTCGTGTGTTTCGGCAATGGCGCGCGGCATGTCCTGCCAATCGATGTCGCCGGCGGCGCGTCCGTCGATGACGTCATGGCAACCGCTGCACGCGTAAACGGCGACAGTGTCGAAGCCCTTCATACCCATGCCTTTTTGGCCGCATGGCAGGTGAGCGAGCACCGTTGTGGCCGGGTCGAAGTTGCAAGCGCCAGGGGCGCGGACAGTGCAGTCCTTGCCGCTCGCCGAGGCTCGAAGTTTCTTCGAGGTCACGCGCATACCCGCTCCCCAGTAATCACGTCGATCACCTCGAAATGTTCTGGCCACATCGCCTGGCCGAACTTGAAAGCGAGAACCTGATGCTCGAACAAGGCCACCGCGCGATCCGGCTTGTCGGTCAGGTCCAACTTGTGCGCGCAGCAGTGCACAGCGAAGCGGTAATCGGCAGGGTTGGTTGTTGCGAGACGGGAATCAGCCACGGACACCTCCCAGCTTGGCGCGCATTTGGGCCAAGGCGTCTTTCCCGACTTCCGGCGTTACCTTCGCTTCGGCGCGCGCGGCGATCGCCTTGGGCATCGACTGGAGCGGCAAGCCGGCCAGCAAACGGCGAATGGTGATGGTGTAATTCCGCTCGAACAGCTTGAGGCTGAGCGTGGTGTCGAGTTTGTTCAGGCTTTCGAACCCGCACTCCTTCGCGGCGTGCCAGACCGCGTCATGCGACCACTTCCCCTGCCCCGCCATGCCAGGGTGCGCATTGCGACAGGCTTCGCGGTGTGCGGCGACAAGCGGCGGCAGCCCAAGCATTTCGGGGGTTGGCTTGCACCATTCGATGAACTGGCCCGGGCTTGGGATGAAGTCACCGGGCTGCTTGCGCACCTGGGTCATTCCGAAATCGATCTGACCCTGAGTGCAGATACCCTCCTCGAGGAACGCTTGGAACCATTGCCGCTTGGAAGCGCGATAGGTTTCTTGGTCCGGCCAAGCCTGGCGCCACGCTGAACGGATCGAACGCAACTCCTTGAACAACTCATTGATGGCAACCACCAACGTGCTGTTGACTTCATTCGCGACCGGGACAGTGTCGCTTGCAGCGATGAACTCACCTGACTGGGCCTTCGTCCACAGATCCTTGGCAATCACGGAGACGGTCTTCATGGCCTCACCCCGTTCTGCCATTCGGTATCGTCATCGTCGAAGTCGGATGCAGGCGCCTGCTTCGGCTTGAACTGCTTCACGTTCGAGGCAGCGGAACGGACCTTGTCGTTGTTGACCCATTTGACCAACATGCCCACCCATTCAGCCTGGGTGTTGACCTGGTGCTGAGGCTCGTAGTGAGCAGTGAATGCAACGCGAACTTCCTCGGTGAACAGGTCCAGCGATAGCCCGCGGTGCAAGGCGTAGGTTTTCAGCAGCGTGTCATCCGGCACCCAGTCGAGGGTCATTTCGCTGGGCATGCGAGGATCGACAGGCGCCTGCGCAGAGAGAGGTTCTTTATTCTTCTCTACATCTTCTTTAGGTAACGCACCGCTAACGTTCGCAGCGTTACTTTTACCGTTACTCGCCTTGTGGTTTGCCACGCGCTTTGCCGTGAGAAGCCTGTTTTTAGCGGTCTTCCCGTTGTGACGGTCGAAATGCGGAAGGCTGATCACGCCGTCGAGTTCAATCATCCAAGCGACCGACTTCATGTGTTCACAGAAACCGATAACGCCTACGAGACGATCCAGTAACTTTTTGCTAACGCTCGGAGCGTTACCGTTTTCGGTTTGTTGGTCGAACCAACCCCAGACACGCATCAGCTTCCCGACGACTGCGTCAGGGTCGATATCGGCCAGGTCGGCAATCTGGCAAACCTCAGGTTTATCCAGGGTGGTGAGTTCAAATTTGATCCAGTCGCCGGCCATTACGCGGCCTCCTGCAGTAGTTCAGCGAGACGTGTAAGGCCTTTCGGGGTAACCATCGGATCGAATGCGGCGCGCTCAATCCCGGTTTCTGGGTCAGGCTTCAACGCTGTGACCTTGTGAGTCATGTGCCCGGTGGTGATGCGCGGCTGATAGGCAACCCAACGCTTTCCTCCGTGGCGCCGGAAGATCCAGCGGTGCTGCTCCAGCCAGGCGAACAGGCGCGCCGGAGCCAACCCAAGCTGCTTGGCGGCATCAGTGATGCAGATCGCGCCGCCAGCAGCTGCAAGACGTTTGATGGCAGCAACCTTCGGCGCCTGATCTGAAATAAGGCGCTGCAACTCACCGTTCTTGTCTGCCAGATCAGCAGCAAGTCGGAGGGCTTCGGGAAGGGATTGCGGAATCGTGACGACCTGTCGTGACACGTTTTCAAGTTCACTCAAACGTGTCACGACACGATGACGGAGCGGGATGCTGTATCCGGTCAACAGGGTTTCAGTCAGGACGCGGTCGAGGTGGAATTCAGCGGTGTAACCCCGCCCGTCTTTGACCTCCTGGAGATGGCGCAGATCTGCGCCATCGTCTGCCAGTGCCTTGCGCATCACCCGGATGTCACGGATGACGTCCTTGTGCTGCTTGCCGGTGAGATCGGCGATCTCGCGGCTCGACATGGTGACCGTGTTGCTTGGAGCGACAATCGTGTTCATAATGGCCCCACATAGATTCAATGTTGATGAAGAGCCGGGTTGCAGCCCGGCTTTTTTACGCCTGCAATTTGCTGGCACTACAAAGGTCTGAACCTCGCTGGTACGCTGCCGAGTTCTTACGCAAAGCAGTTACCAGGAGGTTCAGATGGAACGGATGGGAATCAGCGCCGTCGGCATGCTGTGGTTCAGAAACACGGCCCAGTACACCGAGTACATGGCGATCTTCGAAGACGCTGAGGTGATGTCCCCGACTTTTGCCAAGTGGCAGAAGCGTGCGACTGAGATCTATGAAAACGCGGTCCGCAGCGG